GTCTTTTGTCAAACATGTTTGGCCAGAATTTATTCAAGGAGATCATCATGCTAAAATTGCAGACAAGTTTAATAAACTGGCTACAGGAGAAATCAAACGATTGATTATCAACATGCCGCCTCGTCACACGAAATCAGAATTTGCATCCTTCCTACTCCCTGCTTGGATGATCGGGAGAAAACCTAAATTAAAAATTATTCAATCTACTCACACCACCGAACTTGCAGTACGTTTTGGTCGTAAGGCTAAGAACTTAATGGACACGGAAGAATACAAATCTGTCTTTCCCACTCGTCTTAGAGAAGATAGTCAGGCAGCAGGTAAATGGGAAACAGCACAAGGTGGAGAATATTATGCAGCGGGTGTTGGTTCAGCCATTACCGGAAGGGGTGCAGATCTATTAATCATTGACGATCCACACTCGGAGCAAGACGCCTTGAATATTGATTCTATGGAACGAGCATATGAATGGTACACCTCAGGACCTCGTCAACGTTTGCAACCGGGTGGAGCTATTGTATTGGTTATGACTAGATGGAATACTAAAGATTTGACAGGGATGTTACTCAAATCTCAAAAAGAAGTTAAATCAGATCAATGGGATGTTATTGAGTTCCCAGCCATTCTACCTTCTAATAAACCGGTATGGCCAGAGTTTTGGAAGTTAGATGAATTAGAAGGAGTGAAAGCTTCTCTATCGGTTCAAAAATGGAATGCACAGTGGATGCAAAATCCAACCTCCGAAGAAGGAGCTATTATCAAAAGAGAATGGTGGAAGAACTGGGATAAGGATTATATCCCTACTTTAGAACATGTCATTCAAAGTTATGATACTGCGTTTATGAAAAAAGAAACCGCTGATTATTCTGCTATTACTACTTGGGGTGTATTTCGTTCTAGCGAAGATTCTGGTCCACAATTAATATTATTAGATGCTTTAAAAGAACGATTAGAGTTTCCAGAACTAAGAAGAAAAGCTTATGAACAATATCAATATTGGGATCCGGACACCGTTATGGTAGAGGCAAAGGCCTCTGGTCTCCCGCTAACCTATGAATTACGTAAAATGGGTATACCCGTTATAAACTTTACACCAAGTAAAGGAAATGATAAACATACAAGAGTAAACGCTGTTGCTCCTCTTTTCGAAAGTGGAAGCATCTGGGCGCCCACCGACCAAGCTTTTGCTCAAGAGGTGATTGAGGAATGCGCAGCTTTTCCTTATGGAGATCACGATGACCTTGTGGATTCTATGACGCAAGCTGTAATGAGATTTAGACAAGGAGGGTTTATAGAGCATCCTGAAGACTATCAAGATGACCCTATACCTAAACCAAAAAAGGAGTATTATTAATATGGGTGATATATCATTAAGAGGAAAAGGAGCTGTTTTAAAAAAAGATCCAACTACTCCTATTAAACCTGTACAACCTAAACCAGGACGCGACTTAACAGAAGCGTACCTTAAAAAATTAAAGAATAAAAAGTAATGAAAAAGTATTTTAGATTATTTGAAGCGTTAAAAAAAATATACGGGTCAAAATTCGTCGCTGATTTATTTGGTAAAAAAAGAACTAATATTATTAAACTTCCTCCTAAACAATCAAAAGATTTTCTTAAAAAAGAATTAAACATTGCAGAGGCAGGAGATAAAGCGGTTGAACTAGGTAAAAAAGATTTAGCAGAATTAGTTTTGGATGTTAAACAAATAGAAAAATTAAACGATCAAGAACTTTTAACACTTACGAATAATGCAGAACGAATGGCCCAACGAATTAGTCCTGAAGCCCCTGTGAATAAGATCCCGTCATCTGGAAGAGTTGGAGATGTCATTGATATGAAAACTCAAAGAGTTGGAGATGTCATTGATATGAAAACCCAAGAAACAATTCCTCCAGAAGGAATTGCTTCCTTAACAGAAAAAGCAGGACAAAAAGCTCCTCCAGGAACTTTAATGGGCAACCTCGAATCTCGCATCAAGCAGCTAGAAGCAAGCGGCGAGGATCTATCTAAGATGAAAGGACAAACCTTAGACGATATCATGAGAAACGAGGGACAAGCTCAAAAAGGAATGGCGCAATCTCAAAAAGAAGGTTTAGTCAAAGCGACTGCTAATGACATTATGATTGCCGATATGAAATCTGGCAAGTTCCCAGTCACTAAAGAAATGCAACAAGAAATTTTAGAGGGAAGTCCAAAAAGTTTAGATTACTTTAGAAGATTTTACGGAGAAGATGCATTAGAAGTATTAGATAGCTTAGGACCTGATTTAGCTAAAATGAGATCTTCTAGAGAAGCAGCAGACTTTGCTAAGAAACAATATAACTTTGAAGCTAAGATGGATAGAGCTCCAGGATCTATTGATTTGGATGATGCTAAAAAAGCAGAAGATGAATTTGGACTCGGATCACTTAAAGATGATATTGACGACCCAGAAGAATTTGCAGTAGGTGGAAGAGTTGGAATGGCAGGCGGAGGTATTTTAAAATTAGCCATGAAATTTTTTAATGATAATAACCCATTGTCTGCATACAAAAAATATTTAAAATATGTAAAAGAAACTGCTCAAAAAGATCCAGCTAAGTTAGCTCCTGAAGTAGGAGGAATTGTCGCGGGTTCAGAACTAATTCACAGAGGGCTTAGAAGAAAATTAAAAGAAGTTAAAGAAAAAAATAATGAGAACGATTCAGAAGGTTTTGCAATGGGTGGACGAGTTAGTTATGCATATGGTTCAGGATTAAAACTTATACAGTTGTTAAACAAAGCAAAGAAAAGTCTTAAAAAAGCAATTAAAGAATCTGCAGACGATATTATCCCAACGGGTGACTCGAAGCTAGATGCAGATATGGCAGTAGATAATATGCTAGAAAAGTTAGGAGTAGATAGAGATGCAGTAGATGGTTATGACATTTTAGATGCGTATGGTGAAGCGTATAAAACGGTTACCGATTCTATGCTTAAGACTAGGAAAAGCGCTAGCGTGTTTTCTGAACAATACCTTAAAAAAATAGACGATGAAATTATAGATGAAGGATTATATACTCGTAAGGAATGGGCAAAGGCACCAGAGACTATAAAAAATAAAATAAGAGGACAAATGGATCCAGATTGGAAAGAAGCTAATTTTGGAGAAGATTATGATTTTGATCAAGTAAGAGGCAAAGAACTAGAACAACTTAGTAAATCTAAAGAGTTAAAAGGTGGAGTTATAGATACATCTGATCCAGAAACATTAGATGATTTTGCAAACTTTGCAAAAAAGAATGACCCTGAAGGATACAAAAAAATAGAAGACATGGTTAACGATATGAATCAAAAAAGAACATTAGATAATTTCGATGTCACTGATCGAAAAAAAAATGCAGAAGGCGGACTTAATTATCTATTAGGATTTTAATATGGAACTGAGCAAATACCAAAAGGCTCTGCGCGCGATGACCAATCGCAACTCGAATCTTGACCGAGTTATTTACGATCCCTCTATCGTAGAACTAGACACTATGCCGGTGGACAATCCTCCTATGGATAATGTCATGCCTTCTTTTGATGGTAGGGAAGATCCTAAAGTACTAGAAGACTACCAACAGATGGAATTAGCAGATGGTGGAGCCGTGGAGCGAGAAGGTTTTAAAAATGGAAAAAGAGGGGATCCTAATAAAAACCCATTAGGTAAAAATCAATATAAAACGAAAACATTGGAAGAGATACAAAAGATTATAGAAGCTAACCCAGATTTAACTGCAAAAGATTTAGAAGGGTATGGTAAAAAAACTAAAGGAAGATTGTTAACAAGAGATGATTTAAAAAAAGCAAAAGAGGCAAACATAGAACCTGGAAAAAAAGGAAAGTCCATTGATCCAGAAAAAAAAAGATCTAGAGATATTAAAAGAAAAGAACTTACCAAAGGTAGATCTAATCCTGCTATGGAAAAAGAACTAAGAGGAACTAAAGAAAAAAATTTAAGTCACGCAGGTAGAAAAAAGACCCCCGCTAGTTTAGAAAATTTAATGTATACAGATGCTAGTGCAAACAGGAAAATGCTCTATCCCTTTGAACAACCCTTAGAAGAAGCAATGACAAAATTTGAAGAAATATATAATTCAGAAGCCTCTCCAGAAGTTAAAAGAAAAGCAGCAATTGATTTACAAAAATTTGATAGAACACTCAGACAAAAATATCCAGAGTATGCAAAACTTAAAACAAGATTTCAATTTAAAAATTCTGCATTTGAACCAGGTTTTATATTTAAAGAAAGACTACCGGATCCTTCATTAGCTATATCCAGTGAAGCAGGCACTTCTCTAAAAGGAGTAAATCCTAAATCAAAAAAAGGACAAGCTTTGATTAAAATAGCAGAAAAAAAATTAGAAACACTTATTAATAATATTGGTTTAGAAAAAATTAAAACAGGGAAATTAAATAATAATGAATTTAATATTTTACGAAAAGCAGTGAATAGTCCCGCAGCACAAACAGCTATCAAATACGGTGGAAAAGCATTAAAAGGACTAGGTGCTGTATTGGCACCTATTGTATTATATGATACTTATGATCAATATAAAAAAGGAAAACCATTTGCTGAAACTTTAGAATACGGTTTAATAGGAACTGATTTTTTTAGAGACGCTAGAAAAATGGCGAACTATACTCCAGAGGAACGAGAGGCAATACAACAAGCTCAACAATATGAAAGAAACGAAGAAGACATTTCCGGTTTATCAAGTGATTTTGATACTCCTACTAATTTGTCAGCTGATGAAATTAGTGAACTAGCTACAACTGGCCCCAAGAGAGTGGAAGACTTAATGCTTGCACAAGATGAAGCAAAAGCAAAACAAAGAGTTTATACAGGAGCTCCTGATATCTTAGATTATGGACAAGACATTGAAGTAGATGATTAAACCAAAAAGACTTACTTTAACGATACCCCCTAAAAAAGGCCCTGTCCCACAGGGCTTGAATATTAACTATAATACTGTTAAGACAGTACCAACGGAGAAAATAAATGGCCGACGTAGAAAAATCATTACCCAACGAAGCTAAACCTCTTTCTGAAGAAGAAAAAGAAGTTCAAGAAGAGATAGAAGTAGTTGAACCTGGAGAAAAAGAAGTTTCCGAAGACGGAACTGAAGTTACAGAAAACGAAGACGGATCGGTAGATATCGATTTTGATCCTACGGCTATGGCTGCAGGCGAAAGTCAAGATCATTACGCAAACTTAGCAGAATTTATAGAAGAGAGAAAACTCTCTAGAATGGGATCTGAATTATACCAAAACTATCAAGAATATAAAAGTTCTAGAAAAGATTGGGAAACCGCATACCGACAAGGACTAGACTTGCTTGGGTTTAAGTATGAACAACGTACAGAACCTTTTAGCGGTGCGTCAGGTGCAACCCACCCTGTATTAGCAGAAGCCGTAACTCAGTTTCAAGCTTTGGCGTACAAAGAATTATTACCTGCAAATGGACCCGTAAGAACTCAAATCTTAGGAAACACTACTGCAGAAAAAGAACAACAATCACAACGTGTTAAAGATTTTATGAATTATCAAATCATGGATGTCATGAAAGAATATGAACCAGAATTTGATACTATGTTATTTCATTTACCTCTTGCAGGATCTGCTTTTAAAAAAGTGTATTACGATGAACTATCACAAAGAGCGGTTTCTAAATTTATCCCTGCAGATGAATTAGTCGTTCCGTATAATGCCTCTTCTTTGGAAGATGCAGAAGCAATTGTACATATTGTAAAAATGTCTGAGAATGAATTACGTAAACAACAAGTTGCAGGGTTTTATCGAGATGTAGAATTAACTCCTGGAGAACAACCTGAAACAGATATTGAAAAAAAAGAACGAGAACTAGAAGGAGTTTCTAGAATGGGTAGTGACGATGTATTTACATTGTTAGAGTATCATGTCAATTTAGAGATAGAAGGTTTTGAAGACATAGGTGCCGATGGTGAGCCTACTGGAATTAAACTTCCCTACATTGTAACCATCGAAGAAAGCTCAAGAGAAGTTTTATCTATTAAAAGAAATTACGAAGTCAATGACCCTAAGAAAGCTAAGATACAATATTTTATTCATTTTAGATTTTTACCAGGTTTAGGTTTTTATGGCTTTGGTTTAATTCACATGATTGGTGGATTATCCAGAACCGCTACTTCTGCATTGAGACAATTGTTAGATGCGGGAACCTTAGCCAATCTGCCAGCTGGATTCAAGCAACGAGGAATACGAATTAGAGATGATGCTCAATCAATACAACCAGGAGAATTTAGAGATGTAGATGCACCTGGTGGAAACATTAAAGATTCTTTTATGATGCTTCCATTTAAAGAGCCATCTGGAACCTTATTACAATTAATGGGGGTCGTTGTGAATGCAGGTCAACGCTTTGCTTCAATAGCAGACATGCAAGTAGGAGACGGGAACCAACAAGCGGCAGTGGGAACGACCGTAGCGCTGTTGGAGAGAGGAAGTAGAACTATGTCGGCAATTCATAAACGAATTTATGCCGCTCTCAAACAAGAATTTCAATTATTAGCAAGAGTATTTAAATTATATTTACCTCAAGAGTACCCATATGACGTACCGGGTGCAGAAAAAACAATTAAACAAGCAGATTTTGATGACAAAGTAGACATTTTACAGTTGCAGACCCTAATATTTTTTCTCAAACGCAAAGAATTAGTTTAGCTCAAACTGAAATGCAATTAGCGGCATCAAATCCAGGTATTCATAACCAATATGAGGTGTACAAAAACATGTACGAAGCATTAGGTGTTAAAGATATTGATCAAATCTTAATTAAACCAACTCCCCCACAACCAAAGGACCCTGCATTAGAGCAAATTGATGCTCTTGCAGGGAAACCATTCCAAGCGTTTCCAGGCCAAGACCACAGAGCGCATATTTCAACGCATTTAAGCTTTATGTCTACTAATTTAGCAAGAAATGCTCCACCGGTAATGGCTGCTTTAGAGAAAAACATCTTTGAACACATTTCTTTGATGGCTCAAGAGCAAGTAGAGGTAGAATTTAGAAGTGAAATGCAACAATTACAACAAATGCAACAAATGATGCAACAAAATCCTCAAGCAGCACAACAAATGCAGATTCAAATGAGAATGATCTCTGAAAAAATAGAGTCCAGAAAAGCTGTGTTGATTTCTGAGATGATGGAAGAATTTATGAAGGAAGAAAACAAGATTATTTCTGAATTAGACAATGATCCTCTTGCAAAATTAAAAGCAAGAGAGTTAGATCTAAGAGCACAAGACAACGAACGTAAAAAAGAGGCCGATGAACAAAGATTTAACATTGATAGAATGAAAGCAATGATGAACCAATCTACGGATCAACAAAAATTAAACCAAAATGAGGATTTAGCTAATCTAAGAGCAGATACTTCCATTGAAAAAACCATTTTATCCGCTAAATTGAAGCAGCAAGGAAAATGATGACAAAACTACAAAAAAAGGTTAAAAAGACAATATGAAAAAAGATAAAACTACAAAAGTATCTCAAGTCGGAGCACCGATCAAAGACATAGAAACAACGAAACCTAACGAGTCTCAAACGGTTCAAGTAAGAGGAACTCGTAGAATGTTGGCCAATAAAAGTAAAAAAGCTACCTGGTACTAAGTTATGTTTCCCTGGAGTTTGTTAGGAACAGCGTTTAAAGCTGGTTCTGAAATCTATAAAAATCGTCAAGCTACTAAAATAGCTATGTCTGAGGCTCAATTGATGCACGCAGAAAAAATGAAGCGTGGAGATATTGAATACTCTGGTAAAATCATGGAACATCAAAAAGGGGACTGGAAAGACGAATTCGTATTGCTAGTACTCTCAAGTCCTCTGTTTTTATTGGCGTATTCTGTATTTGCAGAAGATGAAGATATTAGTAAAAAGCTAGACTTGTATTTTGAAAAACTAGATGGTATGCCTTGGTGGATAACAGGACTTTGGATTTCTGTGGTTGCGGCCATTT